GCGATTATATTGCGGTCAACATCTCTGACAACAGTTTTTTTAAGCGTTTTGACGATTTTGTGGCATGGCTGAATGCAAAAAACGAGGAAGCCGATAGGATTGCTAATGATTCTTCCGGTGATTTCACGGAACGCTTCGGAGCGTATGACGCTTTATGCAAAGAGGCCTGCGCTGAGTTGGATTCTCTGTTTGGGAGCGGGTGTTGCAAAAAGGTGTTCCCTGACGTGGATTCCCCGGGAATGGAGCTTATCGCGGACTTTTTAGACCAGATCATACCGATTCTTCAGGGCTTCGCCACTGAACGAAATCAGAAAATCACAAGCAAATACAGCCCGAACAGGAAAGGGGCGCGAAGCAATTAAATGTGGAATGTGCTGCTTGATAAATTTCCAACAGAATATGAGGGTTTCCGCATAGACGAAGCCTTCCAGACAGGGATCCAGATTTCACAGGCTTTGCAAGATCCGGACCTGTCAGACGATGAAAGGTTGGCTGTAGCGCTGGGGCTGCTGTATCCGTCAGAGGATGGGGACGGCAGCCCTTCTTCTTTACCCGATTTAAAAACTGCCGTGGATGGCCTTAGGTGGTTTCTGAGCGGGTGGTATACCGACAACCGCCCGAAGAATGAGGACAAAGTTCCGGTAACAGATTTTGACATAGACCAGTGGCGCATCTATTCAGCATTTCTGGAGAAGTACGGAATCGACCTGAACCGGTCTGACATGCACTACTGGGCGTTCATGGGACTGCTGTCCACGCTCGGTGAATGCGCATACACGAACGTCATAGCCATCCGGCAGCAGAAAATAGACCCTAAGATGGACACGCGTGCAAAACAGGCATTGCAGGAGCAGAAACAAATATTTGCAATAGAGCGGGAAGAGGAACTGACAGAAGAGGAACAGGAAGACGTTGACGCTTTTATGAAATGGATCAAGGTAGGAGGCTGATATGCCGAAATATGACGGTTCGATACGGATAAACACAAAAATTGAAACAAAAGATTTAAACAGCCAGATGATGCGCGTGTCTAATGCCATAAAAAAAGACAGCGCGGCTTTAGATTCTCTCAATCGCAAAATGGAAGAATTTTCGCAAAAGAAAATCCCGACAGAAAAATTTGCAGAATTACAAAGAGAGTTAGAAAAGGCAGAATCCGAGTATTCAAAACTGCAGGCCCGTATGTCACAAAAGGGGGCGGCAACGTCTGAGTATAAAGCTTTACAGAAAGACCTCGTTGCGGCGCAAGGAGAGCTGTCTAAGCTTGTAGCACGTCAGACAGACTGGGAAAACATGGGGGTACCTCAAACCGGCGGCGCATGGGACGTACTAAATGAACAGGTTGCAGCCGCATCCGACCGTGTAGATGATCTGAAAGAAAAGCTTCAGCAGATGGAGAACAGTGGAAAGGCGTATACCCCGAAGGTGGACAAGGCTCAACTGGATGAAGCGGCTCAAAAAGTAGATGAAATCAAGGAAAAAATAAACGCGGAGAAAGCATCCGGCGCTGCGTTTGTAT